AAAACGTCTAACATTTCATCAATTCCTTCTTTCAATTCTCTTATATCCTTTGTGTTTAATTTCATTTATTTTTCACCTTCTTTGAATTTCTTAGAACAGGATATTCCATAATTTCACCACAATCCTGACATTTAGTCTTTCTTACTATAACATTAAACTTATCATACTTGTCTTGAATTTGTTGGGCATACTCTCACCCCCCAATCACTTTAAGTTTGCCCCTGAACCCCGCCGCCCGAGCGATGGCAAGCAAGGCTGTCTCCATGGCTGAGGACCCCACTCCGCCGATGTGGCAGATGTTTTTCTTTGCTGGCCGCTCGTTTTTCGCTGCTTCCCCCTTGCGGGGGGGCCAGTATGCAGAGCCATACAACTCGATCCCTGCGGAGGTAATAGCCTCCTGCAAGGCTGCGCTCTCTTTATGGTAGCCACCCCCGCCGGCGCTCTCTTTATGGTAGCCACCCCCGCCGGCGCTCCCCCGGCCGGAGGTGTGCAGGTTTGAACTGTGCGGGCCATGCACCCAGAGGTTGCAGTAAACCACCGAGGCGGAGGAGGACCGGCCCATGTAGAAACGGGCGGTTACTGGGTTAATAACCTCGCCTTTGTGGGTGCCTACCACGTTCAGGACGTTGACCGTTTCTTTGTTGCTGGGCTGCAGGGCGTTGCTGTTCTGGCTGATGATTTTTGCTTTCATCACTCACCTCCTTCAAGTTTTTTCATCTCTCCATCGACCAGGGCGAACACTCCGAGTGGCCGCGGCACAATGTAGCCGTTGCTGCCGCCGGACAAAGTGATCTGGAACTCGTCGCGGCCTTTTTCTTCATTGTACGAGGCATAGACCCGCACCCCTGAATGCCAGCCGTTGACACTGGCCTGCATGCCGCTGTTAGCGCTGCCCAGTCTGGACGCTTCACCCCTGTTTCCTTGGATTACTGCCATAAAATGTGCCATGATTTTTTACTCCTCAGTGTTTGGGTTATAGTCCGGCATAAATTCCGCGAAGCAATTATTGCACCCTGGGATCAGTGTGTCCAAGTCTTCTATAAGCTGGCGGAAATTCGGAACCGTGGAAAGGTCAAGCACGCGACCAGTTTTTGCATTGTAAGTCGAATAGCTGCCCATTCCTTGGGAAAACCAGACGCCGTGCCGCTTAAATACTGGCCGCACTTCCCGCGCAAAATATACCAAGGCGTAAGCCTCAACCTTGGCAAGGTATGAATTGTATGCTACCTCAATTTTTTTGATTTCGTCCATCTTTACGCCCTCCTCAGTTGATTTCTTGCAGCTCGTCCAGACAATCGCCGAAAAGCCGCTCGATGTTCTGCCACTCTTTGACCACGGACAAATACAGCTCCGTGTCCTTCTTGCTGTCGGTGTTGTACCCGAACTCGGAGCAAAACTCGTCGAAGTCGCCCGGATCACTCTTGGTGATCGCGGCGAGGATGTCATAAGAGGTTGGCGGGGCCTGAGCGGGTCGGACGTTGTAGAGCATCTTTCCGACCCTCAGCCGGTTGTCATTAATGCGGGCGTAGTCGGCGCCCTGCGGGAGCTGGGACCATCGGCCGAGTTTTTCAGTGTCCCGCCCTTCATAGCTGTCCACCAGGGACTGACCAAAGGTGAAGGAGTACGGCTTGCGCCCCTCGCGCTCGATGGTGACCAGGAAGACCGCTCGCGGTGTGGGGTCGTCCGGAAAATACTTGTGGTGTCCTCCATACTTGGCGCCGATGGTTACGTTGTGAGAGAGTAAAAAGTCGTTCACCTGTTTTTCATACTCGGTTGGTTGTTTCATGGTTTTAGCTCCTTTATTGTTCGGATTACCCCCCTCAGCACATGCACCATGTACAGGGGGATTGTGTGCCCGTTCTCGTAGCGGTTCCACGTGACCCTGGAGACACCTGTGATCTGCGCGGCGTCGGACTGGCTAAGGGCGTATTCCTTGCGGAACAGCTTCAAATGGTCCGGGGTCATTTGTGGGATGGTTATTTTCTTAGGGTCCATCGCTGGCCTCATTCGGTCTCGGTTGCTTTCCTTATTGCTTCCCTGGCGGCGAACATCAAATCAAGTGAAAAACCCTCGTCCAGGAGTGCGCTGAGCCTGCCAGTGCATGCAGCGTTGTCGTGTGCTGCAAGATAGGCCCCTAACGCCTCCAGCAGGTCAGGAGCGGCGGCGATGAGCGGCGCGTCTGCTTTGTCAAAGGCTACGGCAACACTGTTGCCGGTCTGCTCATCAATGATGAGCCCTTGGTGGCTGTCTGTCTTTGGTGTGTACCAATTTCGCTTCATAGTTTGCTCTCCTTTATGTCTTAATGATATAGCAGTTACAAAATGATGTCAAGAATATAATTACTCAAGTGAGTAGTTTTGCGATTTGGGGTTTTTGTAATGATTCCAGTTGTTAGTAATTTCGCACGCCGTGTAACTTTGAAAAAGTTTAATGTTTCCAGTAGGTTGAGACATTGTAAGTTTTGCCCTTAAAAGGTGGTTTTTGTAATGATTCCGATAGGATAATAAGGTACAATGTAACTTTGCACGGCCGAAAATAGCATACTCACTTTTTTTCTTGGCCGGCCGCATCCGCACCAATTTGACCCCCTCCATAGGGACTATGATAATCAATTTACCCGGATTAATTACATTCTTTATATTATATTTATTAGTAAGTATATAATATAAGGCTCTTTTCATCCTCCTGGTCAACCCCGCACCAAACCCGCCACGACCTACTCACCTGAGCATTTCGTTGCAGCAAACGTGCGTTTTGTACCCCTTTTTGTGCGTTTTGTTTGTGTCCTATTGTTACATAACATACCTATTTAAGCATATGCTTATGATGTAACTTTGCTCTACATGTAGCTCTTTGTTACATTTTCCTATTGTTTAACATCTTACGGGTAGCATTTTGATACACAAAATTGACAATAATGTTAAACTAATTTCCTGTCACTTTCATCATATTTCTTGTACTACGTTGTAGTATGTAGTGTATCAACTTGCTACATTATTTCGCCTTCGGCCGTGAACTCATATTCATTGATCCGGATATTTTCATCGACGGATTCGTCCGAATTTACATAGTCGTATTCTTTCTGCAGGTTGGAAAGGATCCAGTTACTAAACTGATAAATGCAGTCTTCCACTTCCTGCAGCGCGTCGGCCGTCGGTTCTTTGTCGTCCAGGCGGTCAACTTCGCAAGTATTATAACTACGGTCCCGGATTTCTCCACTTGCCTGGAGCTGGTAAAAGTTCTTTTTCTGGATTGCCTGCAGGTCTGCTACTATCTTGTGCAAGGCTTCATCCTGTCCCGCATACCCCTTCACTGCGGCAAGGGCGCCCGGTTTATACTGGTAGCTCCAGGAGAAATAAACTCCTGAACCGCGCCCAAGGTCAAAATATATTTCCGGTTCCTGTCTTGATCCCCCTCCCATAAGCTTGACAGTGCGCGTGCCAATCTCCAGGCCGAAGAGCTGCGCAATGGTGTTTGCGTCGTCAAGTACGGATTCTGCATAATCGTCGGGTTCAATTGTCCCCCTGAACCACTCCCGTGCTTTGTCTTTCGCTGAATCGCTCAGTTCGTCAAACTTGTAAACCTTCATTTCGACTGTTCTCATAACCCTAACCTCCTATATATAATAGATTCATAAGATACGGCCAGCTGCAGCGCAAACAAGCGGGAGACTCCCAGGCGCCGCAACAGGCCGCGTAACTTCAGTGGATTGAAAAGGTGTCTCATTCTTTCGCGCATGGTTTCACCCTGTATATTTTTCAGTTCTTTCGAGCAAGCGGGCGACATATGAAGCAAACGTGTTTATTTCGGCGTCGTCCAGGTCGTAATATCCGAGATACTGAGCCATGGCAAGCGGATGATCTGCAGCAAGTACCGCGCAACGGGCGAGTACTTCCGGGAAAAGGTCCCCGAGCGATTCAGTTATTTCAGCAATGATCTTTTCAGATATTGTCTCATATACTCGGGACATATACCGGATGGCGATAGGGTCAGTTTTCCGCAGTGTTTTTACGACATGGCCCCGGCCGTAAAGTAGCAGGTCATTTTTCCGTGTAACCGTTGTCAAGTCTTCATGATACATAATGTATAAATCTTTGCAGAGCTGTTTCATAACCTCAATCCTCCTTCAATAAATCGCTGATATCAACCCGGCAAGCCCGCTTAATGGCTTCCGAGACCTCGATAATTCCTAGTGCAAGCTCCATTTCCTGAATGGCTTCTTCCTCATTGTCAATGATTATTGTCATTTGGTTACTCCTGCAACTCTATTCATTATCGCGCTTGCCATGTTCGCGCCTGCATCGATCATACGGCGGGCTAGCCAGTATGGAGCGTTGCCGGGAGTTGTCCAGAGGTTCCAGGTTCTTCGTGCTACGGCGTGACGGTAATTGTTTTCATCCCAACGTTTCCAAGTTTTCATCGCTCATTTCCTCCCGTTTTATTTTTGTTAATCAAGTATCAACTCTTTATAATTTACTGTATCAATTTGTTACGCAAGAGACAAGGAAAATGTTAAGCAAGTTACATTTTATTTTGTGTTGGGAGTATCACTTCCCGGGCGGATCACTTCCCAGGCGGATCACTTCCCAGGCGGATCACTTCCCAGTGTTCCAGGTCCGCACTTGTTTCGGTCGGGCGTCTAGGTATCTAAGTTTTTCCGTGCTTCGGCGCATGATCCACGTCCTTTCATTGTTTCGTCGGTCCGGTCGTCCTTGTCCTGCTACTCGATTCTTCCCGCTGATTTTCGGAGGGGCCGGGGTACTTCGTGTTTTCGGGGAGGGGTATGTGGGGGGAAGGTGCGGAGGTGCCGCCCTCTGTCTCATGGTTTCAGACACAGGATTTACCCAGAGCCCCAAATTTTTGTAACTCCAGTGTCTACTCCACCTAGCTCACTGAATTTCTGAATTTTTTAACTACTCCCCTATTTTCTGATACTCCCTTGACTTTTTCAAAACTCCGTGCTACGATAGTATAAAATTCAACTAGGGAAAACGATGGGTAAATTAATAGTGTTTCTGCAAACAAACAAGACGACAGGCGCAGCTTGCAATCCTGGGCTATCCCCTGACGAGGTTGTCGACCTGGTAGGCCGCGCAACTCCCGGTGATTTTCCGATATGTGTCAAGCGCGAAGGTATGGGGAGGGTTGGCGTGACTTACGACTCTACCTTTGCTGGCTCGCCAACACAGGCGTCGCTAGTGTCACTGTTGGCTGTGCTTGAGAGTCTTGAGGAGGGGATATGAGCGATCTTTTCTTGGGCAAGAAAACCGATAATCGCAGGTATCTTGAGAAGAAAGAAGCCGCACTTGATCGGGATTATAAGAATGAGGGCGAATGCGCTGATAGCAACAGGCCCATAGTTGACCGACTCAGAGACAGCCAGCCGAAGGGTACGACCGGAGGGTATTTATTGAACGATGCCGCCGACCGAATCCAGCAGCTCGAAGCCGAGCTTGCGTTGAAGGCAGAAATCAACCTTGCATTTGCTCAAAAGATAAAAGACATAAGGGCCGAGATTGCGCGGAAGGATGAGGCGCTGCGGGAGATACAGAAGGACGCTGAACGATACCACTGGCTGAAGAATCAGCACTGGACATTCAAGACACTGTGCGTTACCAGGCCAGATGCGATCAAACTAGGTATGTTGACATATACAGAAGAAAGGCTGGACGCTATGATTGATATGTACTTGGCCGACAAGGCCAGGGAGGCGCTGAATGGAAAATATTAATCAGCCTTTCGTAATTATTGGAACCGCTGCCGTTGTTGTTGATGACGGGTGGATTGGGTCAGTTGATACGGCAGCTATTGTGATTGAAAGGCAACCGCTACCTGAACCACCGGGGGAAGAGTGAAACACATTGATCCAGTAACTTTAGTACTGCTCGGCATTATGATCGCAGTGATGGGGTTCTTGCTTTCAATCATCGGCGGCTTTTTATCAGGTACGTCGCTATCCGAGGCGAGGAATCCAACCGAGCCTGGGGTATATAGGCGTATGCTGTTTGGACTATACGCAGAAGTCCCAGCGCCTCGCGGTATGCGTGAGATTAATCCTGGCGTTGAATATAGATTCGTCCCCGAACCGAAAAGAGCGTCTGTGAAATTTGTTGCTGATGAGAATGGTATTTTGCACAGAGTTCCTGCGGCTGAACTGCGGACAGATTTACGAGCGCAGTAATGAAAAAGCAACTTCTCTTCTCAGTAACAGCGAAGGATCTTGAGGTCCAGGCGTTCTGCGCCGGCGGCCCCGGAGGGCAGCACCAGAACAAAACCGCGTCCGGAATCCGTATCATCCACCGAGAGAGCGGTGCCGTGGGGGAGAGCCGGGAACATAAGAGCCAGCATGCAAACAAGAAAGCGGCCTTCAGCAGACTGGTGGAGCACCCGAAGTTCAAGCTGTGGCACAGCACGAAGGTTATGGAGATCCTGTCCGGCAAGACGGTGGACGAACTGGTCGTGGAGCAAATGCGGCCGGAAAACTTAAAGGTCGAGGGGGAGAACCTCAAAGGCCAGTGGGAGGAGTTATGACAGAAGGCAAAGAAAATGAGATGGCCTACAAGATGGAAGCACTGCGAATGGCAATTAATATCCATGCAGCAGGAAAGCAGCCGTCCGGCGCGGAGTATGCACCAGCGTTCACGCCCTCAGACGTATTGGACACCGCTAAGCAGATCTGGGAGTGGGCGAGCGGAGGCGAGGTGGTGGTAAATATCGACACTTTTGTTGCACAATGCTCACAGTGTGGGAGGAAGTCGGTTTATTATAAATCTATTGGGAGTACCTGCGGCGCGCCCACCCCCGAAGGCCCTTGCCTAGGGCGACTGGCACCATACCGAGACCCGCTTGACAAAAAGTAGTAATTTGCTATACTGAAGTCTCTAGCACCCTTTTCTTAAGCCCGGCCGTTTCTCCTTCGGTCGGGCTTTCTTTTTGCCAGCTTACGCATTTTTTCCTTGTATCAGGATGTTATATTGTTGTAACATCAAGGCATGAATACCATACGAGGGGAAATGGGGACCGACTTCGATATGCTGGACGCGGAGCTGCTTGGGCAGCCCGCTACGCTTGCACAACCTTGGGAGGCCGAGTTGCCGGAGTATGAGCCTCCCCCTCCGCCCGGCTTCGCCGGTCTCCCATCCTTATCTGGTGGCGCACGTAGTGGGTCGGCACCATGTCCGCAGGACTTAATTGAGGAGCTGACACATCCGGCCTTCGACGGTCTCCCCCGCCCAGCTCCCACCAATAAATGGGACCCGCGCTTCATCATGGACCTCGCCCTGGGCCTGGACGAACTCGACACTATTCTCACCCGCTATGGGCTGACCGAGCAGGAGTTCGACACACTCTCTAAAGTCCCAGCCTTCCGACGTGAGCTGGCCCTGACCATCCGAGACGCCCGGGAGAATGGGGTCACCTTCGCCGGCAAGGCTCGGACGCAGGCTGAGGGATATTTGGAGGTGCTGGACGCTTTGGTCTACGACGCCGGCACTCCAGCGTCTACCCGGCTTGAAGCTATCCGGTCCACGGTAAAATGGGCAAAATTGGAGCCAAAAGATGACAAGAACGACGGAAACCAGAATAACTCGCAAATAAATATCAGCATCAACTTCTGAACTTCGGAGGGTCATATCATGAGTCCAACCACCCGCACCTTCTTCCTTCCTTTCTTCCTGCTTACCCTGCTATGGTCCTCCGAGGTCTTTGCAGCGGACTCGGGCACCTGCGTTGACGCCGGCAACCCGGTAGGCATGTACTACAGCGGGACACAGCTCACCGGTGACGAGATCATGCTGCTCTGCACCGCGCACACCGATGGAGTGGTGAACGTCACCCTGTCCGGTACCGACGCCAAGGACGCCATCATGAAGAAACTGTCCGGGTGGTACCATTGGCAGATTGTCAGCTTCCCTTCGACAGTAGCCGACAGCGGCGGCCCGCCGCCGACCGACAACGCAGACCTGGAGATTACTGAGCGGATGACTGCCACCATTGGGCTGTCCCTGCTCGGGTCGAAGGGCACTGACTTCCTTGATGCCACCACTGCCAAAGAGACGATCTTCTACAACTCCTTCCTCGGGCTGTACGCCTACCGCATGGCCACCGTAGCGAGGCCGTGGACAATCGGCGCAACCACCGTAGGCAACGGCGGGAAATTTTACTTACTGTTCCGGAGGGTACCTTAATGGGTAACATAATGAGTAAGCTCATCCTCACAGGGCTGGCGGTCGTCGCCTTCGCGGCGGCGGCGTTCGCCGAGCCGCGGTATCCGATAATCGACTCTGCCGGGGATATCAACACCCACAACACCACGACCACTGCTCACTCAGTGCTTAACTCAATCCGCTGGAACGCAGCCGGCACAGCCGGAGATGGCGTCTATTGCGGATACGCCAACCTGGTCCAGATCAACTCAGGTCCGTATCAATATTCCATCATCTGCCAGGATAGCGATAGTTCCACCATCTACGGCAACACCGTTATGCGTGACGGCTGGGACGCGGGCACGATCACCTTTGAGCTTGAGTATGTGCAGACCGCCGCCGATACCGGGCCGCTGAACTCGGACATTACCTGCGCCTGCCGAGGGCCTGGAGAGACGATCAACAACACCTGGGGCACGGAGATAGCCATCGATGACGCAGCCGTGACCGGGAGTAGCGGAGTTGACCACACGACCTCCGCCGCAGTGACATGCAACGGGACGTGCGCTGCCGGGGACACCCTCTACTGGCGCTGGCAGATGGACGCGGCCGGGACCACAACCGCAGTGGCGACGTTGAACATTTTAGGCGTCAAGGCCGAGTATACTGCAACGCTGGGGGATTAAGATGCGACGATTTCTCCATACTCTGCTTGTCGCCCTGCTGATAGCGGGGCTTGGCCTTCCTGCCAACGCTGAACAGTTCATCGGTGGTGCTCCGCAGCCGCAACTGACTGCGGACCTGATCACGTCCCTTGAGTACAAGGGCACTCCGACCGGCGGGAACGCCACCTTCACCCGAGGCAGCGCACGAGTCTTCGAGGACTGGGAAGGAGTTGCAACCAGGACCACCAACGTAAACGAGGCGGTATTCAAGGCGAGGCGTGTTGCGAACCTGCTTGCTGCGGATTCGAGTGAGGACTTCTCGGTTGCGAGTTGGGGCAAGCAGAATTCCGCCACGGTAACAGGAACTAATGTTCTGAATTTCCCTGCTGAAAATGATTATGTGGTGCAAAATGTATCAACGAGCGGGAACCCTTACGGGAAAACATTTGTGTTCAGCGCCACTTTATCAGGCAACGGGACAGCATCTATAGGCATATATAGATACGGTGGGACTGGAATTTATACAAAGTCTATAACATTAACGTCTACCCCAACAAGATATTCAGTACCCATTACGTTTTCTGGCATAGATACGGCTGGGTATTCTACTCGTATCTTCCGCCCAGCAGGAGCAACCGCCACCCAAGTCACCGCCACCAACGCAATGTTGGAGGAAGCAACGGGGCAGACAAACCAGAACCCCTCGGAATATGTCAGCACCCATCAATACTACGGTGGGCAAGTAGTAAAGGGTGTCCGCTATTTCGACTACGAGAACGGCAACACGGTGGATGCCAACGGAGTTGTAACTGAAACCGCGGGCGCAGCGATCCCCGAGGCCCAGCTTACCGGATACCAGTATGACGGAGCCGCGACGAACAAGATTGCCAGTGCTTACAATGCCGTTGGGCCGGACATGCCGGGGAGTGAGCTAATAACGGTAGAGGCAGACCGGACATTCGCAAGTGATACTGGGTTTTGGTCTAAAGGGGTTGGGTGGTCAATAGGGAGTGGGGTAGTAACATGGACACACGGCAGTGGGAACGGGAACTTAAGCCGCGCTAATTTAACGACAATCGGCAAACGCTATAGATTTTATTACGATGTCATAGCAAATACAACAACTGCAACGCTGAGTATACTAGGACTATCTGGGTATACTGAAATTTCTTCTACAGTAGGAGCCAACAAATATATTGATTTTACAGCAAGTTCAGTTTCCCTCAGTTTAAGGGCGGCCGGGGGTGCAGGGGGGGCTTATTCTATTGACAATTTTTCGCTTAAGGAAATCGGCGCAGCCAAATTAGACGGAACTTTTGCGTCAGGTTTAGGCACAGGCGCACAGAACACCGCAGCAGCTACCGCAGCTATCCCCGGCATGACCGTTTCAGGTGATGCGGCTGGCGTACTCTCCATCGTATCAGATTCAGCCAAACTCGCCACTGCCAAGCTGACCAGGCTTATCCCTTCGGGGAAAGTGTACAAGGCCGACAACAGCACCGGCATAGCCGACATGATTATCGACATGGCCGGGAACCTCAGTGCCGCTACCCACACAATAAGCTTGTTTGCTCGGGGCGGGTCCGCTGCTGACGATGATATCAAGTTAGGAGACGTGACCACCGGAGTCGGTGCAGCAATCGACCTGACTGACGCCTATGTCCTGAAGAGCTACACCTACACCGCCGCTGCTGCTGCAACTCGGATCATCATCCCGGCTGGGGATACAGTGTACTTCTGTCTGATGGGGTCGGAAACCGGCGCTGTCCCAACCTCCCGCATAATCGTAGAGGGTGCCGCTGCTTCTCGGAGTAGAGACAACTTGACCATCCCGGTTGCAGATGGCACGAACTTCAGGCAACGGGAAGGGACTGCAAGCGTGGATGTTACTTGGGGGTTCGGGAGTGCGAGTGTTGCAGCAGATACTTATGTCTTTGCCCTCGCGCCATCAACGACGTCAAACTCTTTAATGTATGTATATAAACCAGCAGTTGGAAATTTATCGTCAAGAATTAATGACTCAACTACGTCAGTAATTAATGAAATCGCCAGTTTTTCAGCAGGAGAATCAGATACATTAAAATCCACATGGTCAACTGCGAAAAACAAAATAAATACTTTTGACGGCGCAGGTTGGGGGACAGCAGCTGCATATGACGGAGCATTTGTGCTGGGCACGGATTGGAATATTGCTTTGCCTGCATCTGCAAAATACCCCTTCGCCCTCAAAAACCTGCGGGTATTAGGCACCGCTGATCCGGCGGGGATGTAGATGAACTTAGGAATACTGGAGACACTGTGCCAAAGATAGAAAAGAAATCCAAGCCCCAAGGCAAGCCGGTGAAGGCCAAGGACATCAAGGCACTCAAGGACTTGCTGAAGTCCAAGGGCCACGACGAGAAGAAACTGAAAGCCACCACTGACATTGAACTGGCCGTAGAGTTAAAGGAGCTGCTCCATGCTTAGTGTATTGATAACCGTACCGCAGGACACGATTGTTGAAGACCCCTTATGGTCCCAGGAGCACGAGGGCGTACTGTACGAGCTGGGAAGTCTCGGCGCGGAATGGCACTCAGAGGGTGGAGTAAGCATCGGGACGATACCCTTTGGGGGCAGGAAGATGATCCAGGCCACGATTGAGCTGACCAGTAGTGACCCTGTGTTGCTACTCCAAGGACTCTTCCTGGTCTATGGTCTGGACTGGCAGGTACTCACTTGTCAGGAGTTTGACAGCTCGGTGGTATATCTGCCAGTGCAACCAGAGGTCTACAGCTACCTACCGAAACGCCAGGTACTTGACGAGGCCGGGGTACTTGTTGACCTCACCCCGGAACCATGGTGGATCCCTGTTCGTACAGGCCAGGGGGCTTGGGTATGAGACGTAGGTGCCGACCAGTCTCCTTTGTGTGCTCAGTGATATGCTGTGGGCTGATCCTTATGCTACTCACTGGATGCACACTGGGTCTTCCCCAGAACAACCTGCTTCCGGTCCTGGTTGAAAAGCATGATAACAAGCCGCTCGATCCGCTGACCGAGGTGGATATCCGGGCGGAAGTGATAGGACCCGGCGTCTATACCAATTGCGGCCCAAAAGGTTATCTGGCCATGCTTACCGGCTCCCCGCTGTTCGGGTGCGCTCGGCTCGGGTGCGCAGGTATCAAGAGGTGGGAGACGGATAAAATCTGTACCTGCCAGATATATCTGATGTTCGACTGGGAAACGATCCGGGATCATGAAATGAAACACTGCCTGGGGTATGGAGAGCTATGAAAATTATACTGCTGATAGCCGTACTGATAGCGGCCCTGGCCGCAGGCGATACCTGGGGAAAAATCAAGGACCGGAGGAAAAAATGAAACATATTATCGCGCTGGTACTGGCGCTGCTTTTATCGGGCAATCTCTGCTCTGCCTATTCCATGGGCTATTTCCCCAAAGACGACCCGCCGGCCGTACCCGTTCCGGTGCCTGACCCAACGCCTGCCCCGACGACAACGACCGAACAGGGCACCAAGTCAATAACCGGGGCGGAGGTAGATTTCTATTTCAGCAAGCCAATCGCGAGCTACGGCAAGTTTGACTTGAGGACCGGGGGCAAAAAGTACACGATAAGGGGCGGGTACAAGGACGCCAACATCGAGGTCCGCAACTCCCAGACCAAGGGTAATATGGTGGTCATTGCCGGGGCTGCATACCGGGATAAAATCGCAACTGTGATTTACCCTTCAACCGATGCGCCGACTGTGCCGGACGCCACTCCTCCCCCGGTGACGCTACCTGCTGATGGAGATATCCCGGAGACCATGGGCTACAACCACGTCAACCAAGAGTCATTTGACGGACGCGGGGTGTCGATCATCATGTGCAAAAACGCTCCCGGCCTGAAGTCTGTCACCATCAACGGCAAGGCAATGCACCTGCACGGGGACAGGGGGCCGAATTGCAACCGGGAGACGTGGACGAATGTTGACTGGATCAATAAGACTCCGACAAAGATAACCGGCTGGGCCATTGTCGAGGCCAAGGATGGTACAAAGAAAAAGATCAAACTTGACGGGAATAGGAAGTGGTTCGAGCACAAAGGCGATTGTTTTATTAACTGCGGGAACTGAGGAGGGGATTATGAAAAGGGTATTTTGGATTCTTCCGTTGATGTTTTTGGCTGGCTGCGCGGATAGTAGCCGAAACCTGACGGTGCATGTGCTGGATGGCGGAACGTTGACAATCTGTCACTCTACCATTTCACCGGAAGTGCTGAAATCCGGCACCGATGAGCGGGCCACGAATACGCCGGCCATCTCTCCGAATTTCCCCATCGCACCGTGAAGTGATGACCGAAACCAGAGAACAAGCCCTGGACCTGCTGAGGGTCATCATGGGTTGGCACTCCGACCCGACATCGGTAGACTACCGGCGCTGTGATATTTCGCCGTGCCCGTGGTGCAAAGAGGCCGGTGAGGTTATTGCAAAACATCAATTCGATGGGGTGGAGAGATGAATGTCATCGAAGCAATGGAGGGGAAAAAGACCAACGCCAGCATGATTCTGGTAATCGTCGCGGCCTTGCTCATGCCAGTGATTGCCGATGGTGTAGCCCTGGCTGGATATCCAGAATGGGCGGCACTCATCCGGCGCGTTGCTGAAATCTTCGTAGGCGTCGGCGCAGGCGGTGGGGTGATCGGGCTGGCGGACAAGGCCAGGAAGGCGGCTGAATGAAGATACCAGAGTTCTATTCTACCGCCGTCCAGGAAGCGAAGATAGGCCGGCACATCTGGTCCGTTGCCAGGCTGTTTGAATTGACAGAGGATTTACCAGTTATGGAAATTCCTCTAGACCATTTGAATGTCTGGCATAAGTACGAAGGGTTGTCCCTCCGCGAGCTGGTCATGCACATGAAAGCCGTTCAGGATGCAGACTTGAATTTCCCCATTATCCTTGACGAGGACGGAGAAATAATGGACGGGCGGCACCGGATAATGAAAGCGCTACTTGAGGGGAAGGATACAATAAGGGCGGTTCGGTTCGATACAAATCCGGATCCTTGCAGGATTAAGGAGGCAGATTGATGCAGTACGCCAAATGTAAATGCGGTAAACGGGAGCGGTGGGATTCAGGATATCCAATTTATCCATGTCAGGGGTGCGAAGACTGCCAGACTACTTTGGCTCGGGGTCCAAGCGGACACCTTCCTTTGGTGCCGCACAAGATGCAACGCCACGAAGAAAAGCGGATTATTGATGGTAAGGAAAAATATTCCCGTATCTGGGATGCCTGCTCAGTCTGCGGAGATACAGAAGAAGTCAAGCCGGAACAGCCGGTTGTTGGCACCGATAAGGGTTGAACGATGAGTGAGTACGACGGCGAGCTGGATATCCAGTTATACTACCGCGACCGGATGAAATATTCGACGGCGCGGCGTCATGCTTTCCAGACGAAGGTCAGGCCGGATAAGGATATCTACGGCAAGTTCGTCACATTGTTGACGTGCGGGGTGCTGATAATCGAAGAAAGTTGCCCTTGGAACGGTGCGAATGTGGTCCCTGACCGGAAAAGCAACATGCGGGCGGCGCTCATCCACGATGTGCTCGTTACCATGATCCAGGTCGGGATACTTGATCCAAAGTTCAAAACTGAAGTTGACGAAGAATACTATGATGTTTGCCGGCAGGATGGAATGTGGCTGTTCCCGGCGATTACCGAATTTTGGGGGGTGCAATTCCATTCTTGGGACCGGAACCCTATCGATGAAATAAAAGTTGCGCCGTGATACTGGGCAAAGGAGTTTGAGGATGAACGCAGGCGAGGTGGAGAGCTACGGAAAACTTGGGGCGTTCGCTTTTGCGGTTGTGTCAACAATCTCCGCATTCGCCTGGAAGTCGCGCAGGCAGGGGGAACAGATTCAAAAGTTAGAGTCTGTCGTCTTCCCTCCGCCAGATAGGCCGAGGCAAAACCTTTTGACCGTGGAATGGCATGACCGAATCCAGGCAGAATGCGAACTTCGGCGGGCGAAGGATATGGAGATCCTTTCTGCACATATTGTCGCCCAGCTCAGGGATAAGCTCGACGAGCTGAAAGATGAGGTGTGGGAGCGCCGGCGGGATATTCGGCAATGAGTACCATGGGCGAAAAATATGGAGACGGAAGCAAGTGCGTTGTCTGCGATATTTGCGGGCTGTGCATTGATTGCGGGGACTGCGCCGAGTTTGGCTGCGGCCGGGGCTTGCTGTTATTTTGGGGTCCGGTGTGAGCAAACATCTCCTTTCTGCCGGCCAGTCCTGTAACCGTTGCTGCGCCTGTGAGGAGTGGTTGCCTGGCTTCGTATCTCAAAATGGGGGGAGACTGATTATATCCAGGACCGGGGCTGATCTGGCAGAGATTGAGGAATCGGTCAAAACCGCGCAATCGAGTTGCCCGGCCGGGTGTATATTTTTTCGGAGGTTGAAATGACAGAATCAAAATGGGCAGACTGGCTGTTCTGGCTGACTATGAACACCTATTTTGAGGCCATGGGTGAGCCGCGCGAGGGGCAGATTGCTATATGCCATGTTGTCTTGAATCGTGCCCAGCGCAGAAAGCAGTCGGTTGAAGAAGTGATCCGGGCTGATAAGCAGTTCTCATGGTACAACGGTGGGGAAGTACCAGCGGTCAAATATCCAGTGGCGCTGATAAAATGTTCAGAATCAGTGCTTGATTGTTTTGGGGAAAGGATGATGGGCAAGAACCTTTTCGGGTCGGACCACTATTTTAATCCTCATGTTGTCAGGCCGTCCTGGGCTGCGGCGATGACCCGCACCTGCCTTATCGGTAACCATGAGTTCTATCGGAGCTGACCATGGCCGACGACGTTGACATTGCATCAGAACGATACGAAAAAGAGATGTCGGTAGTCTTGGCCGCGATGCGGATACCGGTGCGCAGATCTGCGCATTTCTGCATGGACTGCGATGAGCGGATCCACGAGGCGAGGCGCCAGGCGTATCCAGGGGTGCAGCGGTGCGTTGAGTGCCAGGAAGAGGTTGAGAGAAGGTAATGAGTGAGTTCACTCTCACATACGATGTGCGAACATCGGCCCCTACGCTGGCGAGGTTTCATCGGTCCAACGCCGACTTCCGCGCTATATTAGGCCCAATCGGTGGTGGAAAGTCAGTAGCGTGTTGCGTAGAGATATTCCGGCGGTGCAAAGAGCAGCGAGTTAGCACTGATGGGTTCCGTAGATCTCGTTGGGTCGTGGTCAGGAACACCAAGGGAGAACTGAAGGACACGACGTTGAAGACGTGGTTCGACTGGTTTCCAGATAGTGGCACCCCAGGGCAGGGGGTAGGATACTGGAAAGAAACCGCGATGACGTACTTCATTCACTACGGAGATGTTCGCGCAGAGATCCTGTTCAGGGCGCTTGATACTCCGGCGGACGTTTCTAAGGTTCTTTCACTCGAACTCACAGGGTGCTGGTTCAACGAGTGCCGCGAAATAGTTCAGGAAATTGTGGAAGGGGTCCAGGGGCGGCTTGAGCGGTACCCGTCGCAGAAAATGGGAGGGTCCGATTACTGGTTGATGATTGCGGACACCAACCCGCCTCAGTTGGGGTCGTACTGGTGGAAAATTTTTGAGCACGTACCTCTCGAAGACGATGACCCGAAGACCGTAGTATTGTGCGACACGTTCAAACAGCCAGACGCGCTGTCTCCTGAAGCTGAGAACAAGGTGAACCTCGCTCCTGGGTACTATGAAAGGAAAGCCCAGGGCAGAAGTAACGCCTACATAAACGTCTTCATTCGTGCCAAGTACGCCCTGTCACAAGCTGGGAAGCCGGTTTATTGGGACACGTTCAGGTACGACCGACACGTTTCAAAAACTCCGCTGTATATTGACCCGTATCTGCCTGTAATCGTCGGGCAAGATTTCGGGTTAACTCCGGCAGGGCTGTGGATGCAGATGCAACATGATGGGAGGATTCACATTCTTCGGGAAACTCCGGCGTTTGACATGGGGACCAAGCGGTATATCAAGAGCAAGTTCAACCCTATGCGGAAAACGACGTTTCCGACAAACGAAGTCATCGTGGTCGGGGACCCGTCTGGTGTCCGCCGCGCAGATTCAGACGAGAACACTTGTTTCAAAGAGTTCAAGAATGCAGGTATCCTCGCAAAGGCTGCATCTACAAATGACCCGACGACGCGGATAAAGGCTCTTGACGACCTGTTCGGGGAGTACCCAGATTGCCGGCCGCTTATTTTGATCGATCCGTCGTGTAAGAGCTTCATTCGCGCCATGCAGTCAGACTACAAATACCGCCGGTTGAAGCTGTCGGTAGCCGAACTCTACGATGACAAGCCGGACAAGACCCATCCGTGCTCACATCTTGTTGAAGGCGGACAGTACGGTGCTATGTTTTTGTCCAGTAAGAAGTACGACCCGGCAGACTATCTCCCGATAGAATCCGGATTCAACTCACTATTCATGCAACAGCCCTACAGACCAGCCCAGAAAGAGGGGTATTAAATGCTTACGACAACTGACGAATTGGCGAAACTCGGATCCCACCTGAAGAAGCAGCTTGATACCTTCGTGGCTGACCGCAACTTATGCGAGCTGCAGTGGCTGAAGAACCTGCGCCAGTACCTTGGGCAGTACGACCCGGAGGTGAAGGCCAATATCCCTGCTGAGCGGTCTCATGTGTATCCGAGAGATACCCGAGTCAAGGTGAAGGGCGGCGTGGCCAAGATGATGGAGATGATGTTCCCTGCCACTGAGCGCAACTGGGAACTTACTCCGTCGCCGTCCCCGTCTATCCCAAAGGCTGCGTTGCAGCAGATCATAGACGCCCTGAACGCCCGCACCGACGAGCAGGGTCAGCCGGTATCGGTGACCAGTGAGGACATCGAGCGCGAGGTTCAGGCTTTTGCTGCTAAACGGGCGGAGAAAATGGAACGGGAGATCGCCGATCAGCAGGCCGACCCCGGGCAGGACCACCCGCAGAAGTGCAAACGAGTTGTGCGCAGTGGGTACATCTATGGCTTCGGTGTGTCTGAGTGCCCGTTGGTGCGAACTCAGACGGAGCGAGTGTGGGAGATAGACCCAACCACCGGCGGTTATGTAGCAAAGACGAAGACGATCAAGCGGCCGTACTCGGAATACATCCGGGTTTGGGACTTCTACCCAGATCTGTCGGCCAAGAGCTGGGAAGACCAGGAGCTTTGCTTCAAAAAAGTGGTCATGACCCGGCACGATTTCCGCAAGCTCGCCGACCGGAAGGATTTCAAGGGAGATGTAATTCGAGAGTATTTGCGCGAGAACGCTTCTGGTAACTATGTGGCCAAGACCTTCGAGGCGGAACTGCATCAGCTGGCCAAGACGGCCAACCTTGCCGACCGGACGGCGCGGAGGTTTGAGCTGTACCGCGCACTCGGGTTCATCGACGCCCACACCCTGAAGGCGGCCGGGGTCGATGTGCAGGACGACGAGCTGGACCAGGATATCTTGGCCGATCTGTGGTTCATCGACGACGTGGTGATCAAGGCGGAGAAGGCAGCGTTCGGCGAGCGGCCATCTGACCAGTACCATGCGTTCATTTACGCAGAGGACGAAGATTCCGGACTGACTGGCGTCGGGCTGCCAGAGGAGGTAAGGGACTCACAGATGTCGCTGTGCGCCTCGACCAGGGCTTTGATGGATAACATGGCCGCGTCTGCGGGGCCTGTTACTGAGGTGAACACAGCTCTGCTTCCCCGGGGGCGAAAGAACGTCGGGCCGATCCATGCGTTTATGACCATCGAGCGCGAGGGCGACGGGGCCGAGGCCAACTATCCGGCGTTGCGGCAACTGACTACAGACTGCCATGTGCAAGATATAATCCCAATAATTTCAATGCAACGGCAGCAGCTCGACATTGAGAGCAACCTGCCGGCCTACACCATGGGTGCCATGCAGCAGCCGCTCGGCGAGGCGTTCCGGACCACCAACAATATGTCCATGATGATGGGCTCAGCCAACATGGTTACCAAGGATACGGTGCGGGCCTTCGACAAATACACGACCAGTGAGGTCGGGGCGATGCTCAAGTGGAATATGGAGTTCAACCCGAACGAGGAGTTGAAGGGTGACTATCAGGTTCGGGCCAAGGGCAATCTGTCCCTGGTGGCCAAGGAAGTACGCGGCGCTGCTCTTGATCAGTTCGTCATGACCCTGACCCCGGAGGAGCGGGCCATCCTCGACACCTATGGACTGCTGATCGACCGGCTCAAGGCCCGCGATCTGCCAGTGGACCGGGTACTGCCCAAAGACGAGGCGGAGAAGGTCATCCAGGGCATGCGCGATGCGGCTTCGCAGGCCTCGCAGGTAGAGCAGGGGCTCACCCAGGCCAAGACTGCGGATGTCTCTGCCAGTGCGAAGAAGCGCGAACTGGAGGCCGAAGTGCTGGCCGCCTCTGCTGATGCCACGATCCAGGAGATCCTGTCTCGGATCGAGAGCAACCTTGCGTTTGCCAAATCGGCAGAGGACAAGAACCAGCTTGAAAATCTGAAAATGCTGCTGGAGACCGCAGTAAATAAGGGAGGGGGAAATGAGCAAGGAACGCGAAGCTGAGTTGAAGGATTTATTAATCAGCCAGAAACACCAGGAGGGGGTTGCGGCGTTTATCGAACTGCTGGCAATTCGTCGTGAGCAGCATCGTGACCGGTTAGAAAAAGAAGAAGACCCGGTTGTCCGTGGAAAATCGCAAGAATGTAAAGCATTGTTGCAAATATTTGATTGACTTTTTTTGTAAACTTTTGATACAGTAACGTAGAGATAACTGAATTTTGCTGGGGAGGCAAAAGGAATTATGGCAGACGAAACTACCGACATCATGACCGACGAAGCCTTCGACCTTGCATTTGATGCAGCGGCCGGAGTTGCGCCCAACATTGACGACCCGCCTCCGGCAGAGGCACCAGCGGCTCCCGAGCCACCCAAGGTCGAGGACCCGCCCAAGGCAGAGGCGCCTCCGGCCCCTGAGCCACCCAAGGTTGAGGATCCTCCGAAGGCAGAGGACCCGCCCAAGGCGGAAGCACCCCCGCCTCCCGAGCCGCCCAAAGCGAAGCAGCCGCCGGCGCCGACCGCCGCGGAGATTGCTGCTGCTGACCGCGCCGCCGCAGAGAAAAAGACCGCCGATGACGCCGCCGAGGCCGCTCGTAAAGCTACCGAGCAGTTCACTGCCGAGGAAGAAACAGCGTTCAAAGAGTTCGAGAAGGAGTTTCCCGATGGGCGCAAGGCCCTCGCCGCCGTCGAGCGGGTAGTCACCACCCGGCTTACCAACGAGTTCCGGAAGGAGCTCGACGCCGTCAAGCAGCAGTTCCAGCAACAGCTTACCCCGGTGGCCGCCACCCTTGCCACCAACGCCTTCGAGGCCGCGGTGCTTGGGAAGCATGCGGACGCCTTCACCATTCTGCCCGAAGTGGAGAAGTGGGTGGAGAGCAAGCCGGCGATACTGCGGGACAACTTCAACCGCATTCTCGACGGCGGTACCGCCGCGCAGACCGTGGAGTTGATTGACCTGTACAAGAAGGAAACAGCGCAGCCCGCAGCGCCGCCGGCTCCGGCAGCAAGCACCTCGCCCACCGACGTTGATCCGCAGACCATCGTCGATGCGATGTTCGCCATCAGCGGCAACCAGCAACGGATGCGCGCCAGCGGCGCGAAAGGCGTTTGCGTGAAAGGCATGTTTACGCCTTCGGCCGAGGCCGCCAACCTGTCCAAGGCGCCGCATTTCGCCAAGCCCGTTCCCATGACTGCACGGTTCTCGATGGGAGGCGGCAACCCTCGGATTTCCGACAAGACCAAGCCGACGACGCGCGGTTTTGCAATGGAGTTTGAAGTCCCCAACGATCCGATGGTGTTCTACTTCGTGTCCGCGCCAGTGTTCTCGACCAGGACGCCGCGCCAATT